CCCACATTGCACGAATAGTATCAAACTGATTCATTACATTTTCTCGTTTTTTACTACGTCAAACTTAGGCATTTTTCTTTCCTTTTTTAACATAGATAAGATTTCTTTACTGTCAGCGTCAAAAAATTGAATGGTTTCTTTTTCGTTTTCAATTTCACTTGCCTCTCGTTGATATCTTTCTCCACCAATTACATCATTCATTGCTTTGTAAGCTTCATTTCTGTTCTTGAATTTAATTTCAAGATACATTTTTGCTTCGTCTAGAGTTTTAGTTTCCTTTACAGCCTTTTTTTTATTGCTAGAAAGATAACCTTCTTCTTTTTCGTCTTCGTCTTCTTTACCTTTTTTCTTGTCTATGTGTTTTTGAAGAGCAGGTGGAAGTTTACCTTCTTTCTTGACTCCGTCCTTACCTGACTCATCATCTGAGTTATAGTTTTTATCGATGTAGTCAAAGAATTCTTTCTTCTTATCACCAGTTAATTCTGCAGGTGATGTGACACCAAATTTCTTTAATGCACCGTCAAAAAACTTTTTGTATTCTGCAGAGTTCTCTACAACTTTTTTAGATGCTTCTATTAAAGAATCTGTTAAACCTAATTGAAATCCTGTAAAACTCATTGTTCTAACTCTCCCGATTCGAAATAATCGAATAATTTTTGTTTGTTGTCTTCGTTAAGTTCCATTGACTTTGCAAGTCTACCTAACATATTCTTTTCTAAAAGTTTTTCTACAGACCTTTCTTCTGTTTCTACTTCTTTATCAGATACTTCTGCAATTTCTTCTACAGGAGTTTCTTCAAAATCACTAAGAAGACCGTCTATTTCCTCTGAAATAAGTTCGTCTTGTGTTTTCTCTACAGGTTCTTTATTCTCGTTAAGACCTTGACGAACTCGTAGTAAGGCTTCTTGCCAATTTTCTGTTTTATGACTCATATCTTTATTTATGTTAATTGGATTCTAACCACCAACTCAGATTCCCCTTTTTCAAGGATTCCCTTCATTGGATACTCTTTACCCAGTTCTAATTCTATTGGCATATAACCTCGTTCTCTCATACACCACCCATTACCACTCAAAATGTGCATAGTCTTCTTCATACCCTGCACAATCTCCAAAGGAACGGAATCAGTAAATGTCCTAATTAAGTATTTAATCCCCGTCCCGTGTTGTTCCGTAAGAACATCTTTGGTCATTGACCTTCCCTATATTTAGTTAGTCTTTTATAGACTTAATGAATGCTCGTTTCCCTGCTTTATACATTTGTACAACACCACTATGGTCTGTTATCATGTACATTGACTGGATTGCTTCCAATTCTTTTGGTTTCAATCCTTTAATTTCTTTATTCCAGTAGTTTGCAATGTTCTTGTTAACTCCTTTCTTCTGAGGTATATATGGGTCTCCTTCGACCTGCATATTACCTGCAATAGGTGAGTCTTCTTTGAACTGGAATCCTACTTCGTTAACTCTTACTGATTCACCAAAGTTTGCATAGTTAAGTGCTTTCTGTACGTCTTTATCTTTAGAGAGTCCTTTTTTAAGTTTTTCAATCTGTTTGATTGCATAACTCATTGCACCACCATGGTCAAGTGCGATTTCAACAGCCTTTCTAGTCTGTTTATCTCTGACCTTGTTTCGTCTAAAGTAAACTGAAATCTCTTGTCCAGTAAGTTTACCACCGTCCATTTTTCCTTCTACTTTGATTGAACCTTGTCTTTTAAATCTAAGATTACCACTTCCTCTTTTCATACCTTTACCCTCTTCAACACTTTCTAGTTTCGCCTTAACTGGTGAGTCGTCTTTTTTGTGTTTAGGGTTATCGTTTAGATACCATTCTCTTGGGAATTCTACCATTTCTACTCCTTTAAACTTAAGAACATTACCAGTCCAATCGCCTAATTGTTTAATAAGAACTAGATTTAAGTCTGTTCCCTTTTTAATTTTATTGTATTTTTCTGCACGTTTCATATACTCTGCAGAATGTGTTGTACCATCGAAGTCTTTTTCTCCACCTGGCAATGTAGTTCCATATGCACCTAAATCATCAAAGAACGAATCGTCTCCGAAGTGACTGTATACATCATTTGTAAAGTCAAGTACGTCTTTAGCAGTTTTTGCTTTATGAGGTTTTCTTAAGAACTTCTGTAATGCAACTAATTTTGGATATGAATCGGGAACTGACCATGTACCTTCTTGTAAATCATTAGATTCTTTAATAGAAGCTTTGTCCCAACCACCGCCGTGGTCTTCTGCAGTTTTAAGTTTACTTAGTGCAACGTATAGAGGTTGTAAGTCTACACCGTTTTTATAATCGGGTGATTTACCATTAATCATAAGACCAACTTTGTATGCACTTGAACCTTCCATTGGTGTAGAGTAAACAGGTTTTGTTCTTATTTTGTTTTTTCTACAGTATGCATCAATCATATCTGTTGCTTTGATAAAGTCTTTCTTATTCTCTTCTGAAGTGATTCTGTCTCCTTTACCACCTCTGAATTGAACGTAGAAGTCTATACATCTAGGATACTCCCTACTTGAATATGGTTTGTATTTTTCAGAAACATCTTCTTTAATTTTACCTTTAACTATATCTTCAAGGTCACGAGACAACCAATCAAAAAACTCATCGGGGTCATCAGACTTAATTTCATTGTTATTCAATGCCCATGTTGTTAGGTCATCTTCTGCTTTCTTACCTGCAGACCCTGAGAATGATAAATCACCAGTTTTGTATGCTTTGTTAAGTTCTCTTTTATGTTTCTTAAAGATATCTTGTATCTTCATTGCTTCGTCTAGTTCAGGACTTGGTGTAGGTGTAGGCACTTGGTCGTGTTCTGCATCAGGTTCATCAGATATAACTTCTGTAATTCCGTCTACATCTCTAAGTTTTATTTCAGCTAAAGATTCTTTAACACCCATTACTTTATGTGCAATGTGTACTAGAGTTTGAATGTTTGATTTCTCCATTCTACCTTTGTTTTGGTCGTTTACTTTATCGTAAACTGTTAGAATCATAGATGCAGTAAACATATCTAACATGACTCCACCAACTTTTGTTGCAGATTTAGTGTCAACAATCTTTTTGATATCTGGCATTAAGTCTTTTGCTTCAAGTAATGAATCATAGTTTCTAAGAATTTCTGTTTCTTCACCCATTTTCATAGGTCTTTTCTTCTGACTGTAGTAATCTTTAAGGAAGTCTTTTGCTTGTTGCATTGAAACTGGATAGTTTTTTGCAATCTCTTTTGCTGTCGCACCTTGCTGAATGTCTAGGAATAGGTCTCCCATTTTACCTTCGTCAAGTTCGTCATTGATTGATTCTGTAATACCGAGTTTCTTCATCTCTTTTTCAATCTCTTTGTTGATTGATTTAAGAGCATTTAATGAAGGACTTGCAACCCCTGACTTGTTCTGAGCTTTGTCAATTGCTTGCATTTCTTTTGCTTTCTTCATTAGTAAGTCTGAGTATTTTGCATACTTACCTTCTTCAAGGTGAGAGTAATCTACATCTTCTTTTTTGATACCTGCTTTCTCTAATTCTTCTTCGTTCATAGGAACACAATTAGGTACTTCTTTACCACCTTTTTTCTTCATACCGACTTGTTTGTAACCTTTCCAACATGGGTCACCATCTCTTTTGTCATCTTCTTGGATAGAGTTTACTAGATTATCATCAAGTTCTTCATTGTAAGGGAATCCTTTAAGGGGGTTATCGAATACCTTCATGAATGACTTTTTCTGTTTCTCTTTCTTTTCTTCAATCACTTCATTGATTGATGCAAGATATTTTTCTACCTGTTGACCTGGCGTATCTTCTTGATATGCTTTTCGAGTTTCGGGTTTACCAACCTCGTGTACTCCGTTATCGTGTTTATTTCCTGACATTATTCTTTTACCCCTTTTATAAAATCTTTCCATAACTTTTCAGTCCTTAACCTAGGTTCTGTTCTGTTATATTTTTGTGATACAATTGATAAGTTAGACTTATCGTTATTCATAGGATTGTTATCTTTATGATGAACGTCCTTTCCTTTAATTCCTTTTCTGTTCTTTAACATTCTTCGTGCTTCATTTCTCTTTGCACGTCTTTTAATTTGTTCAGGTTTACCTTGGTAGTTTTCGTACTCTTTTTTGTAATCTCTGCCTTCTTCTACTTCAGACTCTTCACCAAATTTAAGGAATAACTTTCCTTTCTCTTGTGACTTATCAGTAACTTTATGACCAACAAAAGAACCTAGTGTATTCAACATACCAAGACCTTTCTCTTGGTTTTTCTTAATTTCTTTACCGACCTGAATATTGATTTTCTTCATAATAACATCAATAACGTCCTGAATACCTGAAACGTATTTTCCTTCTTCTAGGTCAACTTCTTCATTTGCTTTTCTGAGTGCTTCTCTTTTCTTATCAATTGCATCTCTTTCAACTTCTGTTTCTTTTGCACCTTTAAGTCTATCATTGTCACGGTCATGTCTTTTCTGTAGTGCTTCAATTTCTTGTTCGTGTTTGGATTTAAGTTTTTCCATTTCTTCAACTTGTTTTGCTTTCGCAAGTGCAGATTTAACTGCAACGTTGTCTTCTTCTGCAAACAAAGATTTAAAGTTCTCTACCTTTTCGTCACGAGAACCTTTTTGAGCGTCTAATATTTGGTCTAGTATATCCATATAATCTATTTATCTCTTTTTAAGAGTTAACTCTCGTTCTTTCCATGCAAGTGCAATCTTATTAGTTGGAAATCTTTGACACCAAGACATCATTTGACCAAATAGTTTAGATGACTTCCTTTGAAGTGTCTGAACACTATCGTCATTTACTATTTCTATGAAGTCATTCTTGAATATTCGTTTGAATACAGCTGCATTTTTCTCTACTGCCTCATGTTCTTTTATTAGAATTTCAGGTGGTAATGTTCTTGCTCTCATTGAGTTGAGTCGTTGTGCAAGTTCTAGACTTGTCTTAACAAACACCATTTTGTACTCATATCCCAGTGCATCTAATTGTTTTTTATAGTTTTGAATCTTACCTGCCTTTGCACTTGTAGTGTCAAAGATTAATCCTAGTCTTGCAGGAACATGAATGTCCATTTGTTTAGATGCGATTGCCTTTCCCTTGGCTCTAAGTTTATCTCTTTCAGGGTTGACTGTTCCACTACCAGTCTTAGTCATTTTCATAGACATATTTGCATCTTTCATAAGTCGTTCAAAGTGAGTGTCACTGTTAATTGTTTTGAGTCCTAGTGCCTTAAGTGCAAGTGCATCAACCACTGTTGACTTACCACTTCCTGGCCCACCCATTAGGAATACTGCTTTGAATATGCCTGGGTCATAAACACCTTCACTCAACATATCTGCAAACATATAGTTAGGCATACTTTCTTCTTTGATACCCATACCTTTTCTTACTTCTTTATAAAGTAACTGTTGGTCGGTCATAAATTTAGATGCAACACCCAGTTTAAAAGAGTCATAGTCTCCTTCTTCAGCGGCAGCTCTCATCTTACTTGCAGACATTCCTGAAACTAAATCGTCTGAATCGGGGTCTCTTTCTCCTGCAGATATGATTTGAATATTGTCAAAATTATAGAATCCATGTTTACCTTTAGACCCATTGTATTTTCTTATAAGTGTATCAAACTCTCTAACTCTATCTGAACCCACAACCATTCGTAAGTCGGTGTACCCATTTGAATATAATTCTGTTACGATTTGAAATATTTGTCTTGCATTTGATTTAACAACAGTAACTTTTTTCCCAAAGAATTTGTTCATCCATTTCTGTTTTGTGTTGTAGTCTAATGGATTCTTTTTCGGGTCTTGGGAATGAGACATATAAACTAGAGGGGTGTAACCACCACTCGATGCCTTCTTAAGTGCAGTGATTAGTTTGCCATGACCTACAGTTGGTGGATTAAATCTACCAAAAGTAATTACTGCTTTTTTCCCTGCAGATTCGTTAAATCTTTTAAACGTTTTCATCTTGATTCATTATCCTAAACTTTAACATGGGTCTACCATTTAATAGTATATCACCCTTCTCGTTCTTTTCAATAGTTTTTACTATCATTTTTTTGTTCTTAAACTTTCCACCTAGAACTACGTCTCCAATACTTATGGGTACTTGAATAGTTTCACCTAGGAACTCTCCGAATGTACTCATTCTAAAGTCGTCTTGTACTTTTGCGTTCTTTCTCCACTGCCAACATGACCAGTAGTTTGCTTTCCATTTTGGGCCTGGGTCTGTATCACAACCCATTCTTGAACGGAATGCTTTTAATCTTTTAGGGTCGTCACGTTTGATTTCCATTTCTGCACTACCGAAGGTAACTTTGACTACATTCTTTTTATCGTTCATGACATAGACACCAAATTTCTTTGCACTACCTGAAGGCAATCTAAAAGGTGAGTTAAGTGTAACCTTTCTCCCTTGGTATTCTGATTCGGTGATTTCTAAGTCGTAAATATCCATTACTTGTCCCATGCCTTAGCGGCGTTAAAATTGTTTTGACTGAACTCCATTCTATCCACAAGTTTTACTGCAGACCCGTCTGAGTCTATTGCAACATATCCTTCGGGATTTACAACCTTGAAACCTTTATCAGTCTTTACAAAAGTTCCTATACTCTTTACTCTATTTAGAGCAGTAACAATCAATGATTTTGATTCAATTAAGTATCCTTGGAATTTTGCAAGGTTGTCTACCATCTTTTTAATGGTGTTTAAGTCTCTCATGATATCTTTACCAATCTGTATCTTGATATCTTTAGTCTTTTGTGTTTTAACTTTTGCGACTATTTTATCCTTCCAGTAGTTCTCAACGTGTGTAAGGTAGTCTTTTCCATTGGGATTCCATTTATTATTACGGATAAGGGTGTTAGTATATGTTTTGTACGATGCACCTGCAGCTCCTTTTGAATTAAGAACTCCCTGTACGTCATTGAACTTTTTGAGGTCTTTCCCAGTGATACCATGAAATGATTTACCTGTATTAGTAAGTGCTTGTGTTAGTTTAAGTGTTTCTTGTGCAGTCATGTTACCATAACCAGTTGTGTCTTTGTAAGTTGCATCGTCTTGCCAAACCTTGGACGATGAAGGTGGAAGTTTTGCACCGAATGATGCAGATAGTCCATCGATTGTAGAACCTGAATAAGTTGTGTGCCAAACTACACCTAGTGTTGCTTTTGCAATATCTTTTCCTAACTTAGAATCCTTCTGAACTGCGTACATAATTGTATTTGGTTGGAATGTGATATATTCTTTTCCGTCCATTTTAGTGTTACTTTTATCCCCCGAAGTAAACATTAAGTCTCCCTGCAGGATTTCTTTCATTCCGACACCTGAAAAGGCATTGAATGCTTCTGTAAATTTTTGTTTGAGTGTTCCGTTTAAATCGGAAGTGTCATTGATTTCTTTTATACTAGAATAGTACAATGCACCACCTTTATTGAATAGTGATTTCTTTGCGATAAAGAATTTTCCTGTTTCGGGGTGAGGGCCACACCAAATTGCAGGAGCACCGTCCCATTTAACAGTCATGTTGACACGACCTGATGCATTACCTTTCATCATATCTCTTAACTCTCTTAAGAAATTGATTGATGCACGACCACCTGCGATTCCATAGTTAATGATTTCGTCTTCGAGGTGTTCTAAATGTAAGTTCTTTCCAGCCATAAGTTTAGTCTGTTGCAATTAATATTGTAAGAATTATATACATAGTATACCAAAAAATGTGAGGCATTGTCAAGCATATTATATATACCATACTATTTAGTCATTTGCAAATGTAATGCCAAAAAAAGGGTCTGAACGACCCTTTAAAAACGTGAAGTTTTTAGGATTAATCTACTGTTGCAAGCATTTCCACATGAGTTGCTTTCATAATGTCAACGTCTGATTTCAACGTAGCAGCGTCTGAATCCCATGTTGACCTATCGTTGGTGAATTTATTCCACTGGTCATAAGATTGTGAATTTACAACATCTGAAACAGCTGTTATATCAGGGTTTGCAGTTCTCCATGCAGGGTAATAATCATGGGCACCTGCAAGTGTATGGTCAAGAGTATTGGAAGCACCCTCTTGCATATTTGTTAATTCAGAACCGTCCCAAGTACCAGTTTTTAGTTTATAGGTTTTGTTGACACCCGTCATCCATTCCCATTCAGTCTCTAATGCGTTTATTTTTACAAGATATGCATCGCAATCCGATTGAATAAAGACCAAACCGTCTGCTATATGTGTATTTCCTGATGTTGCTGCCATAATTCTTTCCTAATTAGATATGTTAATACGTTTATTTATATTTTTTGCAATGGTGTCGAGGACAATTTAGTGTCTATTTTATCAATTTTTTTAGATAATTTCTCAACGTCCTCGTCATTGTGTTCTTTTTTAGCGTCCCTTAGTGCGATTTTCAAGTCAACCTTCTTTTGTAACTCGTCAAGAACTTCACGGGATTTCAAATTCTTCTTCATATTACTATTTAGGTCAAACTTTAAAGTCTCCAAATTTACTTTCAGACCTGTTTCTATCGAACACTGGTGTCGAATCGTCTTGTTCTATTGCAGAATCAACTAACTCTTCTTGTGCTTCTTGTTCACAATCGTACAACTTCATTCTTGCACGGTCAATACCAATAACAAATCTCTTGAATATTGTCGGGTCATTGTATCTATTCTTTAACTGTTTAACTACTAACTGGTCTAACTCTTCCAATTCGTCACTAGTAATCAATGCAAACATTAAATCTGCAGTTGCAGGTAATCCAAATGATTCCGAAGTATCCGTCAATTCGATATCAGTTGACCCAAAACCACTTCTTGTAGTCTGAGTTGCACTCATAATCGGTACGTCAAACTCTACTGCAAGTCCTCTTAACTCTTCTGCAATTGACTTAACAAGTGTATATGAGTTTGCACCAGCACCTGGCTTAATTCTATGACTTGCACATATGTTTAGATAATCAATGAATATGATATCGGGTTTGAAATCCTTCTTGATTTCCAATTCCTGTAATAAGTGTCTGAAATGTCCAACATGAGCAGATGCAGTAGGATATTCTTTAATAATCAATTTACCTTGAGTCTTGTTTTTTAGTTTTTCTACCTTTTTACCAAACTGATTCTTGGTTATTTCACCTAAGTCTTGAATAGGAATGTTTAGAATGTTTGCATCGATTCTCTCTGCAATCTTCTCTTCTGACATTTCAAGTGTAATGTAAAGCACATTCTTGTTCATCATTAAGTGACTTGCACCCATATGACACATGAATAATGATTTACCAACACCAGTTCCTGCAAGACATATGTTTAGAGTCTTGTTCGGTATTCCACCTTTAGTAATCTTGTTGAAGTATTCTAAGTCAAACGGAATCTTCTCTTCTTCCGTATGATAGAATTCCCATCTTTCTTCTGAATCTTCTAATTGGTCGTGACCAATATGTGTATCAAAAGACACGGAAAGTGCATCCTTTAAAATTTCGGGTATATCACCTCGTGACCGTTGAGACTTCTCATCAAGCACCTCTATAGAGTCCATGACAGCGATGTAGATAGCCCTATCTTTGCACCATTTTTCTGCCTCGTCTACTAACCACTCTTGTGGGGTTTCGTCTTGTTGTGAACCAATTTCCTTTACAATAGTTTTAGAGGACTTTAATATCCCATCTTGTAATGAGGTATTGTTCTCTAAATTTATGAGAAGTGCCTCTATTGTTGGAGTTTTGGTATATTTGTCAAAGTAATTACTTACCTCGTCAAATACAGTCTTTTCATCGGTCTCGGTGAAGTACTCTGCCTTTAAAAAAGGAAGCACCTTCCGTGCAAATGAATCACTCTGAATCAGATTCTTGAGTATCGTCTGTTCTATTCTCGCTTGTTCCATACTTAAAATATCCTTGTGCGTGTGTCTCTAATTGTTCCATTACTTCGGGAGTAAAGAACTTTGTTGGGTTGTTGTTAATGGTCTTACCAAATTCTGTCTTACCATTAGGTAGTTTAACACGAGTTCCCTCTTTTGTAAAGACATTAAATGCTAATGCCATATCGAGTAACCCGTAATACCTATCCAACCCTGATTCATAGGATAATCTTACGTCAACCATTCTGTTTTCAACTGTCAATCTTGATTTTGCATTCTTACAATGAATAATGTTACCAATGATTTCAGTACCTTCTTTTTCTTTCTTCTTAGATAAGAATATGATTGATGAAGCTGCATATTTCAGTCCACTACCACCACCCATTTCTTTCTGAGGGAACATAGAACCAATCACATCATATGTGTGGTTCGTTACTATCATCGGAACTCCGACTCTACCCAATTTCAATGTCAAGACTCTGAATGCACCTTTGGTGATTTGAGCACGAGTCATATCTTTAGTCTCTTTACCTTCTGCAGTGTCTTCGATTTCTTTAGTAGTTGATAACATACCAAGGGAATCTAAACAAAACATCATTTTAGGACGTTTGGATTGTGGGGTTTCTGCATACTTATCCAGTATGGATATTGCTTGATTTCTGAATTGTTGAACTGTAACAACAGGAACAATAACAACTCTTGATGAGTCTATTCCTCTTGATTCAATCATATCTTTTGATATTGCAGATTCAGATTCGAAGTAAATTACAGCTGCATCTTTATGGTCTTCTAGAAACTGTTTAACCATTCCTAATGCGAAATAGGTTTTACCAGTTGCAGATTCACCTGCGATTGCAGTAATTTTGTTTGAAGGTAATCCACCGTATAGTGAACCACTTAGGAGTGCATTGAAAATATGCGAACCAGTGTCGATAAATTCATCAACGTCACCAGCTGAAACTCCTTCGGAAACAATACTTGCGTACTCATTTCCACTTGCCTTGATTAGGTCTTTTAATATACTTGTCATAATTTAACACCTCTCATAATGTATATTCTATTATACAATAAGATGTTCTATTTTGTAAGTGGTTTTTTAGTATTTTTTAGAGATAAATCATGCATTGATTCACCTTTGTGCATTCTTACGTCAATGTACTTAGAGACAAGAGACTTGAGTGAAAAGATTTGTATTTCTATTATAACCAACCCACTTACTATTAGTCCTATCATCAAAATATAGAAACAATCCATGGGGGTTATAATCATGAGACCTTATCAATCTGTTCTTGAGTAACAGTTCCCCTCTCTAATAGTATTTGTCTATGTTCTAAATGTCTTGCAGTAGTTGTATCTTTGTTTTCACCAGTGTATTCTACTGCGTGTGAGTCGTTAATCATTTGTTGATTGACTGATACTCTTTCAGTAGATTCAAATGTTTGATGACCTTCTGATTCGTCCATCCAATCTTCGTCTGATTCAACATGACTAACAAATAATTCTCCAAGGATTCTTCCGAACTTTCCTTTATCATGAGAGATAAGTGTTATTTCACCCTCTGAAAGTAAGTGTTGTAAGTGTTTCTTAGATGCTTTACCAAATAACTTTTCTACTTTATCTCTTGTTCTAGATTCTGGCGTATCGATTCCCATAAGGCGAACTCTCTGTTTCTTAAGAATTGTAGAGAATCCTAAATCAATATCCACATCAACTGTATCACCATCTACGATTTTAGATACTGTTACATGAAATTCACTTTGTT